CTTGAAAGCGCCGCCCCAAACGCAAGGATTTGGTCTTGCGTCAAACCGATCTGTGCGCCTGATCCTGCAATTCTTAACCCGAACGTGACAATCTCTGCCTCGGTGGTTGCCATGTTATTGCCAAGCTCTACCACTGCCGAGCCGATCCGCTCGGCTTGCTCGGCCATCTGCGAGCCTGCAGGTGCGACTTGTTTTGTGACGTTGATAAACCGCGCGATTTGCGTAGACCCCTCTTCGAAAGTCAGATTCGTGGTGACTCCAAGAGCGGCGATAGTGCGGGTAAATTCGAGGATGTCTTCTTTGCCGACTCCGAGCTGTCCGGCAAGTTCGCCGATTTTATTAAGCTCGTTTACCGATACCGGGACTTCGAGCGATAGCGCGCGAAACTGATCTGCAAGACGTTGCCCCTCGGCGGTAAGGTTGCCGAAATTGTCAGACAGCCCGTCGACCGTTTTTGTGACGCCGGTAAAAGACGATTGAAATTCTGTCGCGGCGGCGATTGACGAAACGAACACGGTCGCCCCGGCTGCGGCAACGGCGGTCAGGCTCTTGTTTAAAAACTGCGCCTTACCGTCGACGGCGGTCGCCATTTTCTGCAGATCGCGCTCGAATTTGTCAAGCCCGGCAATACCGACAACCGCGATAATGCTCCCGGCAGTCCCGGCGCTCATCCCTAAAAGGTCTGGCATCAGTCAGTCACCCCGACAACTTGTCCATTTGGCAATCGATAAATTTGCCGGACACCATCGGCCCGGCGCGGTCTGCTGCGCTCGAATATGCGAGTAACTTTCGCCCCGCCGACTCTTGCGAGCGCGGTCCCGTGAACATCAAACAAAGATTTTAAAAGTTCGGGATATTGTGCGGCAAGTAGCTCCAACGTTAGCTCCTCGGTCGTTTTAACTGCCAAAACCCGAACCAGAAACTCTCGCCGGATCGGATCGCTTAACGTTTCAGTAAGCGCGGGATCGAATGGGCCGCGAAATCCATACCTGCGAGCGATAGCGTCCTGCAATAGAAAATCATTCCAGCCCTCGCCCGCCTCGGTCAGTTTTTTATTGCTTCTCGCGCCTGGTTGATTTTGCGCGTCAACTCGACGTATGCGTTTGACACGACCCGCAAAATCTCCTGATTGTAAAACATGATCCTGACGAAATCTTCTCGATCCTGCTTCTCTCCGAAAAGATACTCGCCGCGTGTGTCACGAAGATGTCGCGGGATGATTTCGCGCAAAACATTGATGCCGCCGAATCGCCGCGCAAATTGTTCTGCTTGGTCTACCGGCGGATTCTGCTCGGCAAGCTCTCGCTCCTCCGGTGTCATGCGTTCAAGATCGGCGTCCCATTCAACGCGATTGATCGGTTTTCCGACCAGCCCTTTCTCTTCGGCTTTCGCCCAGACGGCGCGGCGTTCAAGATCGGATTCCTCCCAGATTCGCATTGCGTCCGGCGCGGTCAGCTTGGCGTCGATAAAGTTGCCGTCACCTATCGGGATTTGAAATGATGTCTCCAAAACAGCGCCCTGATTGGCGCGGCGCAACAATTCAATGGTGCTTACTTTCTTAGCCATTTTTATCGCCCTTTATGCTGTTCACTTTCTTTTTTAGGTTGATGTGTATTACAGACAACCCGCGCGGATCAACGCGCATTTCTCTGTTGTCGTAGCGACGGACAGACTCGGCAATGCCAGCCGAGTCAGCCCACTCGCAACAAATCAGGCCGCGATCATCCGGGACGCTGTAACCATCCGGGTAAATGCCTGTTTCCCAGATAATCGCGGCGGCTTGATAAAGATTGTTAGTGCGAAAAACCGCCATCAGGCGGTTTCTTTCGCAAACAACACCTGCACGACTGACCCGGCAGCCGGCGCAGTCGTGAAAGTCAGAGACGTGCCGCTGATCGAGATACCGCTCTTTTGCCGAGAGCCTTGCTCGTCGGTGGACAGCTTGACTTTGCAATAGATCAGTTTTTCAAGCACCCAGTCATCGGCGTTGCCAACCGTCAAATCTCGCAGCGAAAGCGGAGTTGCGGGCAACGTGAAAGTGGTTGTCGATCCATCGCCGTTGTATTGCGAATAGACGGCCTCGCAACCGGCCGCCAAAACGATCGGGTCGTGATAGCTCATTGCCGGGATCACCACATCGACATCTTCCATCGGCGACGGTACGGCAAAGGGCTGAATGACCAAATCCTGGTGAATCAGCGAGAACAGGTGAGTTGCGTTGTCTTTCTTGCGGTACACGCTTTCGATGTCAAACCGTGCCAATGCGTCAAAAGTCAAGTTCTGCGCAGCATAGCCGGTTTTACCGAAAGTGGTCGTACCCATCAAGTAAGCCAAAAACGTCGGCAACTGTCCGGCGTAAACCGTGATTCGCACCCCGTGCGATTGGCCGATGTCGTACTGCAGAGCATCGTCGCCGCCGCCCTGCTGGTACAACTTTTCGCTTCTCTCGTAACTCACCGGATCGGCCTCGACTGACTTGATCGCGTCAAGGTTGATCGCGGCAACGTTATCGGAGACGCTCGACCCGTGAACAAACACGCGGTGCAGCGTATTGCGACCCGACACCACTACGTCGGCGTCCAACATTCCGAGTTGATCAGATACAGACATTTAGAACCTCCATTAATTAAGAATTAACTATATTTTGTCACGCCGTCAAAAGAATGGACACTTCGCCGCGAAAATCATCCTCTTGCTCGAACTCGATAGATCGCGGATTTTGAATGCCGTCGATCACCACGCCGATCTGTGGCAGCGTTTTTGCTGTGAATGCCGTGCCGGCAACGGTGCCGGAGAAAGTGACCGCGTTCACCGCCGAATTTGCAAAGAGCCGCATTAAAGCCGATTGCATGATTGCGGCCTCTTCAGAGCCGCCTTTTTCTCGATCCGTCCACCCGCCGACAACAAGCTCCCAGTTAAAGCGCGGTTTGCCGCCGCCTTGCTGCTGTACCTGTTCAGTCATGAGTGGAGAGTGGCAATAAAGAAACGGTTTTGTAAAAGTCTCAAAAACCGTCTGATTGGGCCAGCCCTCTACCACCGCCCACGACGTCCACGGCGCGCTCGAAACGGTTTTTGCGCGCAAGAACCCCATGACTGCTTGCTGTATATCGGCGATTTCGTAACCTTCGCGGATCATCCCAGTTTATCCATTCGTTTTTTGACTTCGCGGTTTGTTCGTTGCAATATCGCGGGTCTGCGTTCGTTGACGGCTTCGCGAGCAAACGGCCTGGCTTTCATTCTGCGCGTCCCGTCGTGAACGTGAATTGCATAATCAGCGTTGCGCTCATCGATGAATACCAGACCACTCACCGGGTCGACTCGTCTTATTTTTGTAGACTTTGAAAGCTCTGTCGATATCCGCGTCACCGGCAATTGCCCAGGATATGGCGAGCGCGTGCCGGGCTGATGTCTTACGCCCATCAAGTTTTTGGTAAATGCTTTCGGCAGTTCAGTCATGCCAAAATCAACCCCGGCAATCAGACCCTCGATGAAAGCGATCTTTTTCTTGCCGGCAAGTTCCAAAAACGCAGAGGCGTCAAACGTCGCGTTAATCACGAAAGCCTCCTGCAGAGTGCAGCCGTCACGACAGTGCCATCGATCGGTATTTTTAACGTATACTTGACGGCGTATGTATTGCCCAGTACAGTGATTTCGTTCTTGTCGGTAAGATCGGCAAACGAGTAGTTGCTCCCATCACTGACCTTGACCGCGCCATAAAGCGCAACGTCATCGGCTTCGAGCTTGCCGATCTCCGTCCACTTGCCGGACCTGTCGACCTCATCTCCAACGGCCTTCGCGTCGATCACCATTGTTTTTATCGAAACCGTACTGGTTGTCGATCCGATTAATCCAGTCCCGTTGCAGTTCGTTGCGGACGGGTTTCGACGATGCCAGTCTGCAGAATAAGCCGGTGCCTCTGTGCCGCGACTTATCATGCACGGACACTGCGTCCCACCGCTGTACTCTTTGACGGTTGCCGCCGTGCCGTTTGCAATGATGCTGTTTATAAATCGAGTGAGTCTGTCCATTCGAACTCCTCTGCGGCATCGTCGTATTCGTCGCTCCCCTGGCCGGACACCACAAACCCACCGGCGCCGACAACAACCCCAAGCTCTCCGAGAAAATCAAACGCCTCTTGCTTGTAGCTTTCGTAAGCGGCTTTGATCTCGGATGCTTTCAGGTCATTGACGGCCATCGGTCCCCACTTTGCGCCGGACTGCGGCGCGGTCATAACGACCCGCGCCGAGACATAGGCGATCAGTGCGGCTTTGGCAAGAGCTTTGTCGGTTGCATCCAGGCTGCTGTATGTGACATATTTCGATAGCCACGCTTCGGCTGCGGGCATGAATGCAGCGCTATTGAGAATTTCATCGCTGATTTCACTCTCCGACTTTTGCAGTCGCGCGCGAATTTCGTCGCACGTTGCGATTGCCATGCTCTGCCTCTCTTTCGATGTATCCGGCCTCTGCAAGTCCGGTCAAGCTCTTGCGCCACCGCGACACGACGCGCTCGCGGTTGCCCGTCCGCACGTCATCTGCGGTGAAAACTATCAAAACCTTCGGCTCCTCGTGATCGAGAAAGCTGAACGGTTGATTGCTCTTAATCTTTATCTTTACCACTTTTTAGGCCCTCCGGTTATCAATTGAAAGTCACGTCCATGACCTTGCAGGCGTTGTTGTCGATTTTGTAGAACGCGCTGCGATACCAGATCCCGGTGCCTTTCAGTTGCTTTTTCACGAGCCGCTCGCTTTCGACAAACACGGCCTGACCCGAAACGTTTCCGAGGCAGTAGCGGCTGTCCATGATAAGGATATAGTCGCTTTCAAGCCCGGTGTTGCCTTTGTCCCAGTCAACCCATTTCGGCGAGTCGACATTGATCGCGCCGAGCAGGTTCGGGCCGTTGACACTCGAAACGCCAGCCGCTGCAGCCAAGTAGGCTTGCATCTGATCTTTCTTTGCAATCAGGTGCGTGGTCTGGTACGGGGTGTCAAGTTCGGTCGCCAGCTTGATCACTTCGGTCGTGTTCAGCGTGTTGGTCGTGGTCGGATTGAAAGTCGTTGCAGCGTTGCTGTTGCCGTCGCCGTCAACCGCAACACGAATGCCCTCGGACGTTTCGGCAACGCCGATTTGCATACCGATTCGATTCAGCACGACGTTCAGCGCGTTAAAGCTCACCCGATCGACGTCCTCAAAGTTGGCTTTCAAATAACGCCCGTATTTGATCAGGCGCATGGATTGATCGCCAATGTTGATCCAAATGTCGGGCAGCTCTTGGTCTTTGGAGACCTCGGCCAACTCCAGGTCCTCTCCGGCGTCCTCGAAATAAGTCCGGCGAAAATCGACCTCGCTGATTCGTTCTTGCAGCGCGGTCAACTCGCTCGCCAGGCTGGTGCGGATCAAGCTCGCAGCAACAACTTGCGAAATGTACTCGCCCAACAGGACAGAAGAATCGGAGTAAGCGAAAAACTTTCCGAGGCTGTCAGACGCGGCGCCGCCGATGTTCAGGTTGAAATGTGCCATCAATTCATCAAACGCGGTCGGCACAACCAGCTTGCCGCTACTCTTGGCAAGAATCTTTGATTTGATCATCTCGATCTGGGTCATCCCGGCATAGGGCGAACCCTGATGCGTGTGCTTCAGACCTTCAAGCCATTCGCCGAAAGCCTTGCCTTTGTGAATGGCTTCGTCGTACATTCCGACTTCAAGGCGCTCGCCGGGCAACCATGCGAATTTCTCTTTCAGGTTCATTTCTCATCGCTCCTAAATTTATGGTTTGAGCCGCCCGGTCTACATCAAAACGGCCAGCTTTTCGTTGGTTGTATCGATACCGATGATTCGCCCAGCGCCGAGGCTGGTTGCGTCTTTCACGTCGGTGTAGGTGGTCGAATTGACCGCGACGGTGTTGCCGAGCGCGGGAGAGCCGCCGGTTGCATAGCCAAGCACAACCATGCGGGTCGCTGGGTACTTGGCGCTTGCAGCGTCCTCGTACCAGAAGCACTCGACCGTCAATTTGTAGGTCGCAGTGCCGCTGGAGTTGACGTACGGCTCCACGCCGACGATGCGGCCTTCGATCAAATCGCCGTCACTTGACGCGGTGGTCACCTCAAAATTTGCTCCGGTCGACCACTTGACAAACTTTTGGGTCATCTTTGTACCGGCTGCGATTGCGGTGGTGATCGCGGTTTTCAGCGTTGAATCTGGGAACGCCATCACAAGCAGGGGTTCACCAATATCACCGGCAACAATGAAATCTCTTGCCATCTCGAATTTCCTCCTGGATTAAAAAAATGTTTAGAACGGCACGCCCTTGATGGCGGCGTTCGGTGCGTTGTCAAACTCCGGCTCTTTTGCGCCCTTGCCTTCGTCCGGCTTGATCTGTCCCTGTGGCGGATTGGCTTTCTCCCACGACTTGCGATAGCCGTCGCCCAGACCCTTGATCTCTTCGGTCTGCAGCTTGGCAAGCGTTTCGCGGTGCGCCTTCGCGCCATCTTCGTCTGTTGGAACGGCGCCGGTCAATTGGCCGTATTTGATTGTTTCATCGATCACGCTTTCTCGATACGTCTTGGCGTCATTGGCAACAACGGCGGCCTGCTCTTCGGTTTCAACGCCGGCGGCATCCAAAACCTTTTTCAACGCGGCAATTTCATCGCGGAGGGTTTTGGCCTGTTCATCGGCACTTGCGAGCTTGGCCTCGATCTCGGCAACCATTGCCTTTGCGCTCTCTGCGTCGGCGGCGTTAATTTCATATTCCGCCTCTGCAATTTTCAGTTTGATCATCTCCCCGGTCTCCTCAATTTTGGGTTCGGGTTGTTTGAAATGTTTTGCAAACAACGATTCGATTAACTCTTCAATGTCATCCACATTCATCGCTTGATTGCGCGGCGCGGCACTCTTGCCCGTACGTGCGCCGTATTGCGATCCCAAGAAAACCCACGATCCCTCGGTTGCTTCACCTGTGCGGGTGTTTGTTGATTTCCATTCGTCCCACAAAATCTCGCCGTTTTCGTCCTGAACGGAATCAATTGCCGGCGCACGAAACCCGATTGATTCAAATGCGTAAATCCCGGAATCAATTTTAAAGATCAGTTCTTTGTCATCTGCCGGCACGTAGTACCGACCAACAAGCCAATAAAGCCCGCCGTCGATCTCTTTGGCTTTGGCAACGAGCGCAGCAAAGTTTTTAACCGGCACATTGCCGACCATCGACAGCATTTCAGATTGAGAAACCTCAACGATCTCGGCGGCGTAGTATCTCCCCTCCGGCTCCCCGTCGTACCAATTATGGTTTAGCATTTTGCTTTTGCCGGGCAGCGTTGCGGCAAACTGTCGAAGCATATCCAACGGAAAGCGCTCTCTGTCCCGGTCAATAACGTTGTTGGCAAGCCACGACCGATAGACACGAAACGATTCACGTTTGACGTTCTCCGGATTGGTCATGTAAGCGGTCATGGCCGACCACTCTGCATCATCAAGATCGATTGCTTTCGTGGTCACGGCCAGGCTCTTTACGTGCAGCACCTCGTCGCCGGTCTTTTCGCGCAGGTAGTCCTCGCAGTCCCGCTCTGTTTTCCATTCGCTTTTTGAAAAGCGCACGCTGTCGCCGATAACCTTCATCCCGGCGGCAAGATCAACCTCGCCGTCAATCGGCCCGAATACGTACGCCCTGCGACTTTCATCCTGCTTTATGATCATGCTCCCTCCGTAAACAAAAAAAGGCCAACGCTCCGATAGTTCGGAATGTTGGCCTCTGTTGGGCTCTAAATATGTTTTTAGCTGAACCTAATCATGCGCCATTTGCGGCGCTCTCTCTCCGTTGATGTATTGCTTGCCGCATATCTCGGCATGACAAAACCGATTCACGTGACCACATTTGCGGCAAACGATGACCTCTTCGCCGCTCAAATTCGAAAACACACCGAGCAGCGCACGACACAGACGACCATCTTTTAAGCGCCCTTCGCAGCGCTTCTCGTATTGCGTCACTTTTCGCTCTCGCTCATGTACGGATCGCGGTATCGCTTGCGGCGCTGCTTCGGCACGACAAGCTCGTCTGAATCTAAAAGCGGTTCATCGACCGGCTTTTCTTTCGGCTGCACAACAACACGCGGCCTCTCATACAAGGTCGGCCATCCGCACTTTGGACAACGCGGGCGCGGGTCTGATTTAACCCAGCACTGCTCAATCCCGCAATTCGGACATTTTGCAATCATAAATACCTCACAATTTACATATATTTGTTAGCAAATATCGTGCCTATTTTATGATAACACCAATGCCCTGGTGCGACCAGATATTAAATTTCAGCGCCGCCGGCAATGTGTCGAAAACTTTCTTGACGTCCGGGATCGCGGCGGTGTCGTGAAACGCAATAACCCCGCCCTTGCGGACGAGCGGCGAGTATTTCTGCCAGTCATTCAGCGCGCCGTCTTGCGAGTGGTCGCTGTCGATAAACAGAAAATCAACCTCTCTCCCGGCAAGTTCGGTTTTCAACAGTTCAAGCGTTTCGGGTGAGCGGGTATCGCCCTGGATGCAGGTTGCAATATCCCCAGCCATCCAGCACTCATAAGATCGATCAACGGTGAAAATCTTTGCATCCGGCCATGCGTAAGCGAAAAGCATTGTATTGCCGCCATGAAAAGAGCCGATCTCAACGATTATCTTGATGTCGACGTTTCGAATAACGCCAAGCATGGCCTCCACTTCAACCGGCGACTGGTAACACCGAACGCGGCTCATTGGCTCCCGCATCCATTCAACGACCGCAAGCTCTCGCTCTTGATTCTGCAGAACGCCAGCCGGCGAGTTTGGCCGCCAGTCATGTTCGCACTTCTGCCATTCGCCGTTTACGTTGCGGATGATCAGATTGCACTCTGGACAGAATTTCCACTTGATACCAAAATCTTTATTCATCGCTTGTGTCCTTTCACGGTCTCTCGTTGATTGTTGTTTTTTTGTTGTTGTCAACCAGATACAAAACCTCACAAGACCGAAGCCGTTCAACCATTGCCTTGGCGGCATCATCTTTGTCTGTGCCGCACGCGGTGACCGGCACCTCATCCAACAACGAATCCGGGCGCAGAACGTTTCGTAGCGCAAGCATAACCCGGTACTCTGTTTTGTCCGGATCGATCACCGAGCTAATAGTTACCCGCACGTTGTTGTGCGACGCCCAGCGCAACAGTTTGCTGTATGGCGTCCATTTTGAAAAGATCATCGATTTTCTCCATTCTGTCTTTTATCGCCGCGCGCAAACTCGAAACGGTGCTATTCTGTTTCATCAGCGCCGTAAACCGCCCTGGGTGCGTTTTGACTATCCACTGTTTTTCGGTATAACCCCAGACGATCATATTGCGCGCCCCCGCAGCCGCCGCCAGGTGAGCAATACCGCAATCCTTGCCGATGAATATTTTTGACCGCGCACACAATCCGGCAATCTGCTCCGTCGATAACTGCCTGTATCGGTCATCGATCCACTCCGGCCAATAAACCGCGCTATCGCGCACGTCGTTGCCAACCAACACGGCCTTGTCAATTATGCCAGACTCGACATATTTGTTTAGCTCAATAAGAACGACATTAACAAGAAACGGCTCGGCGTTCTTCCATGTGCATTTGACGATATTGCGAAAGTTCAACACCGCAAACCGACCTGTACCGACGTCGACGAAATCCTCTTTGCCGTGCGGCCAAGCCGGATAAAATCCCTCTTTTGCAAGCCACGTCGCCTCGACCGGCACGCTGTAATTTACCACCTTGAACGTTTTCGGCCTGTTCATAAATTGTGTTGTCGACGCCCAAAAGAATTTATCCGGCTTGTAGACCCGCACGGCTTCGTCCGCGTCGCAAAGCGCGATATCAACGATTCTCTCGTCCGGGTTGTCGCGTTTATAGCGCTCTCTTACCACGCGCTCTACCACCGCGTCGCCGAGCGCGGAGTTGATCGGGCTGAATATTGTCACCCCGCCGTGCTTATTGATTGGCCGATAGCGCTTCTTTACGATTGTGCTGTAACAGATATCGCATTCGAGTTTTTGCGCCTTAAATCGCGGCTCGTCCTCTCTTGTGCAAGAGCATTCGTTTTTGCATATCGGGCAGGTGAATATCATTTATCACCTCCCCGTAAAAATTTGTGCAGCATATCCGTTTGAAACCCGGCGGTGAGGTGCAGCGCCTCCGTTGCCGAAAACCCGCCTTGCAGTAGCGCCTCGAAATAACCGCGAACCATTTTTGCAAAAATCTTAAAGCCGAACAAAATCGAATCAGATAACTCACCGTTTTCCGCCCCTGCGTCGGCGAGAATTTTATTTAGAGCTTTTTTTAAATCATCTTCACCCATTTTTTCGTCTCCCTTTTTTAGGTTCGTCAAACGGCATCGACTTCATGATGTGGCTGAACACCTCACAAGCAACCGCTTGCTCAAACGTCAAAAACGCCGCGCAAGCGATTTCATTTATATCGTCGATTGTCTGCAGATATGCGGCGTTCATTGTTTGCACCGCAATCGCATTTACCTGCCTGTCGAAACCGTCCATCTGCAAATCAAGCTCCCGTCCAATCGAAGGCGCCGCCCAAATATCGGGCATAATCAGATAACCACTCCGCCCGCTCGATAGTGTACTCGCCATAGATCGTTTGCAATCGCCGCTTCATGTGCGCCCAATTTGTGCGCGGATATTGTGCCAGGTCATCATCTGTCGCGCGCAACAATGCAACATATCGAGCAAAATCGCTATTCAGCGCTTCGCGGTGATGATAAGAGCAAAGCGGCACAGTCGCCCACGCATCAACGATCTGTTTGCCGGCATAGATGAACGGGTGATGCCATTCGATTCGCCCGTCACACTCACAAGGGCCAAGTTTAAATTGTTGGTGAATGCAGGCCCACATAAACGGATCGTTTGCAAGCTGTCGGCGAACGTTGTCGGGGATCCGTCTCATGGCTTGCGCCTGTTGCCGATCCGCTCGATGATCGCGTCGATCTCCTCGGCGGTATATGGCTCGTCATAAGGATTGTTGCGCGTCCATGAGTCTTGAATGATCCCGCCGGGTATGTATTTCGGCAAAAGAACGCAACCGCAGTGCGGGTGGGTGTCTGTCGCTGGATATGGCCCGTTGCCATGCTCCCAGATTTGACCGTCAAAACCAAGACAAATCACGCACGCATCCGGACCGGCTGACCACTCGTCATATAAAACGTTGTTTGTCTCTGCCATCCAATCATAGGCTAAGTTGAAAGCAAGCGTGCTTTCTGTGCGCGTGATTCGCCGCCAGTACCAGGCTTTACCTTCGCCGATTTCTTTGTGCAGATGCCCGGCAACCCTGATCGGCCATTCGCCGTCGCGCGCCATTTGCTCCAACTGCCGCTTGACTTCGGATAAAGAATCAAGTGCAACCTGGGTCCTGATTCTTGTCCCTGCCGCGTTCTGCATTGCGCGAAACCGCAAATAATTCGGGTCCGGTGCAATCATCGAAACGACGTCCGGGTGACCAGGCGCGGCCTCGATCAGGCTCTCGACATAATCGGCAGAAATTGCCATCGATTGGAGTTGAAAGTATTTATAGAGCGGATCATCCTTTGGCGCTTTAAGCTCGCTCCACGGCTCCCCAAGAAACCGCTGCAAATGACCGGACACGGCACTATCAAGTGCTTGCTCCTGTTCAATACCCCACGCTGTCCATCGCCCTTCGTCACCGTCGCCGGTCATAACGTATCGGCGCACGGATTCAAGCGGCGGCAGTCCCAGCCCCGACAAGATTTCGCGCTCCATCTGTGTTACCGATTTCATTGTCGCAGCAAAGAACGCGCGCTCGTTTCGATCCAGTTTCTTGATGCGGTGCGCCCGCGCTGCAAGCTCTGCCTCTATACGAGTTACACCCTTGCACCCACAACCGCACGAAATCGGATGATGCGTGTAATAATCCACATCACCGCAAGCCGCAAGGCCCAGTGTTAGAGATTGTCGCCACGTGCTACTCATTTACGCCCTGCATTGCGATAGCCGCCGCGCGCAAAGACTTGCGCCGCGCAAACTCGCTTTTAATTTTCACAATCTTCGCCTCGGTCGATCCGTACAAATCAGACTCGGACACAAATCCGATCCGCAAAACGTAGTTTATAAGCTGCTCCTCGTCCATAAATCCATAATCGTAAAGCTCAAACGCCGCAGCAAACTCTTTTTCGACCGCTTGCGCAGTGTTTAGCCGCGCTTGCGATTCGGCCACCTCATCAGACAAATTCAGCGGCTCCCACTCCATTTTGTACGGCGCTCCACCGCGCCCGCCCATGATCAGCGCCATATCAATCAACCGTTCAAGATTCGGCTCCATCGCCCGGCGTTGGCCGTCAATTAGGCTGATTGTTGCCTCGTTCTGATTGGTCGAAAGCCGCTCGGTTGTCGCCCAGGACAATCCGAACATCCACGGCGGCAACTCGGCCGATGCAATGATCTGTTCAAGTGCCAGCTTATAGTCAACTGAAACCTCCATCGGCTTCGAGTCGGCTCCAAGCAGCATCACTTTAAAATCGCCGTCCGCAGGCACCCCGACGTTGACGTCGTAAACCTGGCCGACTTTTCGCGCGCCCATCGCTTTGGATATCTGCGAACCGTACTCTCCGGCTGCAGCGGCAAGCTGGCTGGATTGTGTGTTGGCGCCGCCCTTAAAAATCGAAATCATTGTCGGGTCGCCGAATCGCCAAATAACATTATCGACCGACGCAAGAATCCTGACAACAATCCGCGACAAAAACGGGCAGCTTGCGAAAATAGACCGGCCATAGAACCCTCCGTCTGTCGTGCCGAATACCTGCGTAAACACAAGGTCGGGATTTGTCATTGGCGCGAATGCGCCCGGCGCAATCTCCTGCTCCACAACCGGACGCCCAGCAGACATCGAAAAACGAAAAAAATCAGGCTTGCCCACAACCGTGCGATAAATCGATTTCATCGCAGTGTCCGGTATGGCCTCCCACACCGAATAGCCCTTGAACATCGCCGCGTCGGCAATGGCCTCAATCAGCGAGTCAACGCCGAACTGAAACCATCCGACCGGGACAGAATAGACGCTATTTAAAATCTCCTGCACTTTCTTGTCGCCCAGACCGTCCAACCGCAGCCCAGTGATAAGCCGTGACCGCTTGCGGAGCGCAACATCGATCAGTGGGATCGCTTCACGCATCGCGTCGTATACCTGAAACACCACTTTTAGGGGTCTGTATTGTGCGAAATAACTGTCAAACGGCGTGCCGTTCTGATCGCGCGTTATAATCTGCGGAACCGACACACCCTCATCTTTTACAGGCGGCGTGCCGCCAAGCAACGTGATCGCTTTGTCGCGTAACCCCATAATCACTCCCTCATTTGCCCGGAGGCAAATGCAAAATTTGTCAAACTAAAATCCGGCCAAAACGTCAATGCCACAGCGTCGGCTTTGTCCGGGCTGCGGGCAATGCGTTTTTTAATATCATCTTTCGGCTCGATCTTTATTTTGCCGTTGCTCTGTACGGCCCACTGTATCGACGTCAATTCTTGGTCCAACTCGTCATCCGGTGGCAGCGCAAGCACACCACCCAACTTTGAATCAAGCGCGTCTCGAAGCGCCCAGTAACAATAAGCGCGCATATTGACAAACTCTCGCTCGCCGGTCATGTCGCGCAACCCGTTTGCCGCTTCGCTGAATTTTGCAGATACCGCGTTTGCGCCAAGCTCAACGAGCCGCGAATAAACCCCCGCGCCCTCGCCGATTGAATCTATAAACGCAGTGCCGTAGCTACCGATTGCCGTTTTGATTCGCCCGGCGGTCTCCATGTGGTCTGCTTTGCTGTAAACCAGAAACGAATCAACGAAATTCTCATATCGCGGCGCAAACACCGTGCGGTCGTTACCCATGCCCGCAATATCAGCGCCCAGCCGAACATTGCCCGTATTTGCCTGGCTCTCTGACCAACGGTCATGTGACGCCTCCAGCCACGACAGCGGAATGAGTTGCTCTTCGCTTTCGCGCGGGAACTCGCCCATCACCTTGACCAAGAACAAATCAGACGGCCTATACCATCGCCCGTCAAACTTGAAATCGTGAAATGCCACGCGGTCAATGTCCGCCGCATCGATCTCCTGCGACCATCCCGGTTTACCAACTTTGTCGGCAACCCACTCATAATCAACCTGTCCTGGAATCAATATCTTTTTCGCGCGCACATTCGGCGCGTTCAAACACGACAATTTCATCTTCGCGTATTTCGGATCACGGCTTGCGCGAAACGCCTCTCCGGACGATCTGTTTGGATTGAATATCAACAATTCGCGGCTCATTGATCCAGTCAACACGCCCTCTATTACGTTGTGCGTTTCGTCCTCAACACCCGACGCCTCGGTAACAACAACTAAAATGTTCGGAGAGTGAAACCCCGTCCACGCTTCATGCTTTCTGTCCGCCGCCTTGAACCCGATCAAAAACCAGTCCTCGGCAGGCATCCGAATCATACCGGCCAATAACTCGCCGCCGAGGTTGACCCTTGCATTGGCATGTAACTTGCCAATCTCGGTCATCATAATGGCCTTAACCTGTCGATCTGTCGGCGCGGTATTTATGACTTTCGATGGATAATAAACACAGAGAAACGTCAATGACACACACGCGGCAAGATAATCCTTGCCCCTCGCATGGCCCGATTGAATCGCAACGCGACGATAGTGCTGAATCATGTCAACGGCGTTGCGTTGCTGCCTGTCAAGCCGTGCACCAAGAACGTCGCGGATAAATGCGTTCCAATCGTCAGCATAGTCAAGCACATTACTTTTTATTGCGTTCTGTCTCAAACTTTACCCATTCCGCCCATGTCTGTGGAACCGCAACATTGCCGCTATGGTCAACCTCTTGCTTGTCCTTGTACCCACGACTGTGGCCGAGCTTGCCAAGCGTGAATCCGATTGCCCAGTTGTCGCCGTTCTTGATCTTCTCGTATAGCTTGACCTCAGCGACGTCGAGCATTTTACCGCGCCACTTGTTCTGTATCGAGGCAACGTCCGGAGATCGCTTGATCCAGTTCAGAATCGTCTGGTGGGTACAGCCAAGCCGATCAGCGGCCATGTAGACCTGTCCAAGGCTTGCGTCAAGCGCGTCGATTATTTGTTTTTTCGTATATGCCATAATGTGTCTAATTTAGCTAATTTTTGTATTTTATTGGTATGTATGATTTCAAATATCTTGTTGGCAATGTTTCGGGCATATAAGCTCCAAACAACTTCTCCACATCAAACAACCCTTCCAGCGTTTTGCGCATCTCGTAAGCAGACGCGGATTGAAACTTTCGCGATGTTGCCACCCTTACAATTGATTCTGCGTCTGCCTCTTCGCCGCGCAAAATTATAGCGCTCTGTATTACCCGCGCCAAGCAATCAGTTCCCAACCCTTCTACGGCCCAAAACTTATTACCCTGGAAAAACACATTGCCGGGCATTTGTGGTTCTTTAAGTTCCTTGCAAATATTATATCTATATTCCACATAAGACATCGGCCAACAAGCAAGCGGTGTCGCTGGCATCGCCCGAAATGGCGTAAAATGGAACAGCAAACTCCACTGTTTTTCGCTTTTGGATTGCAACATATCTATTTCTTTAATGTCCTGCACAACCTCGCGCCAATCGTTTTCGGTCTCTGTCGGATAACCAACTATATTGTAAATCTTTATTTGGTGTGGCCTTTCAAGTGTTGTTAGTCCAGATAAAAACCTTTTAAACATTTCGCGGCTTATTTTTTTGTTGACCATGAAGCGCAATCGCTCAGACATCCCGTCTAATCCTACCGCCATAACAAGAGCATCTTCCTGCCAACGTTGCGGCTCCAATTTCAACAGATCAATTATAGTTCTCTCTCCACTGCCAGCGGACATGCTACCAGAACCAGCGGTGAATGAGCCGTCTCCTATGTATTTCCTCTGCCACGTATAACCGCAAAAATAACACTTGTACGGACAGCCAATACTTTCCTCTTTGAATGTTTTGCTGTTCTCCAATCTGCATTCGTATTCATACGGCTTGTCAACCTGTGCGATAAAATAGTTTTTGCTCACATCAAATTCATCAGACCAACAAACAGACTCGTGCTTGTATCGCCCGCCCGCCTCAATCTCGCGCAAAAGCGGTACAATTATGTTTTCACCACGCCCGAAGACGAAACAATCAACGTACTGCAAAAATGGTCGCACATTAAGAACGCCCGCGCCACCAATCACAATCTTATATTTCCCGCTCTTCCACCGAACTCTTTCAGACAAAAACGTCCACCAATCACAGTCGCTTGTAATGCTGACAAGGACAACATCGTATTCGTGAATTGTCGCCATACCCGCATATTGATATTCTATCCCACCCCGCTTAACGGCGTCAAGAATTACACTGAACCCATGCCAGGCCCTAACGTTGTGACTTTCAACCGCATAAGTTTGTTTGGCGTATTTCTTATGTACGTAAGCAGCAACCTTCAAAACTCAAACCCACATTTAGGACACCTTGTCAAGTCACCACGTTCCTCTTTATAATCCCCATCAACATCAACGGGGAGCAACCCCTCTTTTGTCGCCAGACTTTCAAGCATTTCCTGAATCCGCTTATCCGTTGCCGCAACCCCCCGCAGCACCTCGTCCAGCTTTTCCTTGTCCGTCGCCGCCATTGCGCCTATTGGATCAATCGTCGCAAGCACAGTCGCCTCTTCAGCTTCGCTCAAATCGACGTAGGTGACAGGAATCGTCTGCTGTCCGGCCTTGTCTGCCAGCTGCACGCGGAGGTGACCATCGACCAGGTGACCGGTGCGCTTGTTTACAATCACATTCTGCACCCAGCCGACCTCCGCAAGCACGCCCTCCAGCGCGTCCTGTTGCGCCTTTGGGTGAATACGCCAATTTTGCGGATTGAACATAATTTGGTCAATCGGTTCGTCGCCATATCCAACTATTCTGTTTCTGATCTCCATGTTTCGCCTTTATTTTATCTAATCACATATATATTTTAGTTGCAAAATATAAGCCAAAATTCACCGCGCGGTGAAAACGGCGGATAAAGTGAAAGTCAGCCGCTGATTATCTCCCGCCATATTTCGTCAAGCTCTTCGTCTGTGAGCTTCGGCGGATTGCGGTCAAATCCCAAAAATTCATCGAGCGCGCCAAGTGAGAGCCTAAATTTGTATTCGTCCTGAAACCAGCACCAGTCTTTGTAAAACCCGGATTGGTAAAACGGGTCGAACACGCCGACTTTAAGCGTGACGATCCAAAGCACGTACAACACACAGAGCGCCAACAATTCACTTATAAGTA